GTAGTGAGGGAGGACAGAGCGCGACGGCTGTACGTTATGGAGGAGGACACTGTGCTTGACCTGCTGAGGCTGGCGGGGCTAGTCTCAGAAACTACAATAGGATAATTTAGTTATGGCCAATACGACTGGCAAAAAGTTCGGCGGACGCAAGAAGGGCGTGCCAAACAAAACGACGCACGACATGAAGGCGGCTATCCTTGAGGCGTTTGACCGCGCAGGCGGCGCTGACTATCTGACGATGCTGGCAAAGGACGAGCCGCGCACGTTTACCACACTGCTTGCCAAGGTGCTGCCTAACGAGAACGTGAACGAGAACCGCAACATCGACGTCACTGCAATGACTGAGCGGCTGCAAGAGGGACGCGACCGCGTTGCCAAGCTCCGCGTAGTAAACGGAAAGGACTAAGACATGGCCTACGGAACGAAGAAGAAACCGATGCCCAAAAAACCCAAGCCTCCTAAAAAATGAGCGACGTGATGGCGCGAGCGGCGCACCCTCATTCAACGCCGAAGGCGCATCAATGGGGGCCGCCAATGCCGGGGAGCGGCTCGATGAGGATCTGCCAGACCTGCGGTGCAAAGGAGCTGGCGACGTCTGCTGACCCTCAGCATATCGACGGTCAGTGCAGAGCACCTGACATGCCGGTGGCTCACACTTTGTCGGACTACGACCCCCTGTGAACCAGCCCGCTGTAGACGTCGAGCTGGCGGAGGAGGTCGCGCAATTCTATGCCGATCCTCTCGGCCATGTTCTGTTTAGCTATCCGTGGAACAGCGGCCAGCTCGAAGGCTTCGTAGGCCCCGACGATTGGGCTAGGGAGTTCTTGAACGAAGTCGGCGACGAGGTCAGGAGCCGGGGCTTCGACGGACACACCGCAGTCGATCCGATCCAATTCAGCACGGCAAGCGGGCATGGCATCGGCAAGTCGGCGCTTACCGCTTGGCTGATCCGGTGGATCATGGACACCCGACCTTTCAGCAAGGGCATCGTGACGGCCAACACATCAGAGCAGCTCCGCACCAAGACGTGGGCAGAGCTGGCCAAGTGGCATCATATGGGGATCACAAAGCATTGGTGGACCCTGAACGCGGGCGGCGGCGGCTCGATGAACATGTATCACAACGACCACCGAGAGACGTGGCGTGTCGATGCTCAGACTTGCCGCGAAGAAAACAGCGAGGCATTCGCTGGACTGCACGCAGCGCAGGCAACGCCGTTCTATATCTTCGACGAAGCATCAGCCGTGCCGGACAAGATCTTCGAGGTCCGAGAAGGTGGGCTAACTGACGGCGAGGCTATGACGTTCGACTTTGGCAACCCGACGCGAAACACGGGCAGGTTTTACGAGAACATGGCTGGCCGCTTCAGGCATCGATACAACCGACGCCACATTGACAGCAGGGACGTGAAGATCACGAACAAGCGGCTGTTCGAGACGTGGATCGACGATTACGGCATCGACAGCGACTTCGTAAAAGTCAGGGTGCTCGGCGAGTTTCCATCATCCGGCGAGCTTCAGTTCATCCCCAGTGAAGCAGCACGCGACTGCATCAACCTCCCAATCCTTGTTCAACCACACGACCCGCTGGTGATGGGTGTCGATGTCGCACGGTTCGGGGATGACCAATCAGTGATCTGCCTGCGACAGGGCCGAGACGCAGAGAGCCAAGGCTGGCACACGTTCCGAGGCATGGATACGATGGAGCTGTCTGCCAAGGTCGTGGAGATTGCAAGGGAGAAGAGCCCCGACACCGTGTTTATCGATGGTGGTGGCGTAGGCGGCGGTGTCGTGGATCGATGCAGGCAGCTCGGCCTCGATGTCGTCGAGATCAACTTCGGCAGTAAGGCGACGCAGCGTGGCTACTCAAACCTTCGGGCACAGATGTGGGGCAATCTGAAGGAGGCGATCATTGACGGCATCAGACTGCCTGACAACGCGGACCTGATCACTGACCTGACCGGCCTCGAGTACGGCTACACCCTCAAGAACGAGATCAAGCTGGAGAGCAAGGAGGCTGCAAAGAGCCGGGGTGTCGCATCGCCTGATATGGCTGACGCTTTGGCACTGACCTACGTCCTGCCGGTCTACCCATCGAGATTGGGGTTCACCGGCACGCAGCAGGCTACCGCTACAGAGTATGACCCATTTAGTAGCTAGACAGGCAACCGACACATCATATAGGATGTCAAGCCATGAAGTGTCTCGTTGTCTTTGGCGCAGAGAATGCACACCCACTTGCGTGGTTGCTCAGCCGCAGCCGCCGTCACGTCTTGTGCGCTCTGCAAGATACCGAGCAAAATATGTGGCTCAGCTACAACTGGCACAAGGGGTTGCCGATTATTCGAGCTGAGGCCGCAGCCGATTTTGATTTAGAGGCGCACTATTTATCTCACGGTTTTGAGGTTATCTCGATTGAACGAGGGGACATCCCCTGTATGTCGTTCTCAATTCTTAATAACTGCGTCGGCCACGTTAAAGTGGTGTGCGCTATTAAATCGTGGGCATTGACGCCGTATCAGCTTTACAACTCACTGACCCGCAAGAAAGGTCTTACCATGAAATTGAAACAACTATTCACAGTCCCCGGCTTTGGTGGCAGCAACCCTTCTCCACCTCCACCTCCACCGCCTTTGCCTCCACCGCCTACCAAGGCTGATCCCGCTGTCGTACAATCTCGGGAAGCAGAAAAGCGCCGTTTAAAACAAGCGCGTGGTCTTAGAAGCACCATCAAAACTAACAAAACTCCGATGGCCGCTGCTACTACTGCAGACAAGACCCTGTTAGGAAATTAATCCTATGGGTATGGGTGACGTGATGAAGACATTCATGGGAGAGGGTAAAAAGCCTATGCCTAAGCTGTACCTTGACAGCGACCAGTTGTCTGAGCTGGGCGACGTAGGCCCTATAGGAACTGAGCGCGAGATACATTGCACGGTTAAGGTCGCATCATTGTCCGAGACTGACGACGGCATGACCGCTACTCTCGAAGTTACAGAGATGGCGTTTATGGAAGATGGAGCAGAAGAAGAAAACGCGGTCACAGATCGTATGTACCCGACGATGAAGGGCTGACAGTATGCCTTTACCTAGCGTTGACAACACTTACACGACCGTGCCTCTGCGCGGTAAGAAGTCTGCGCTGTATCGTCGTTACCTGCAGCTTGAAGACGACCGTTCTTCGTGGCGTTCGCATTGGCAGGAGATCACCGACTACATCACACCTCGTCGTGGTCGGTATCTGATCGAGAGCCAGAACAGCAAGGGCCGCAAGCGCACCACTAAGATTATCGACAGCACTGGCACTCAGGCTATGCGGACGATGGCTGCTGGTCTGATGTCCGGCATGACATCACCAGCAAGGCCGTGGCATCGACGTAAGGTGCGCGCAGACCTGATGGACGACGGCGAAGTGCGGGCGTGGCTGGCTCAGGTCGAGCAGATCGAGAGATCCATCCTACATAAGTCTAACTTCTACAATTCAATACACACGGTATACACAGAGCTTGGATCGTTTGGCACTGCACCTTTGTACCGCCAGCCGTCGTTTGATAACGTGATCCGTTTCCGCCCGTTCACTGCTGGCGAGTATGTGATTGCCGAGAACGACCTTGGCGAGGTGGATACTTTGGGCCGTCACTTTACAATGACTGTCGGCCAGATCATTCAGAAGTTTGTCCACAGCGCAGACGGTGCGATGGACTGGGGCGGCGTCAGTAAGGCGACCAAGAAACTGTGGGATGATGGCAACTACGATGCTCGCGTCGAGGTCGTACACTTTATCGAGCCCCGCCTGATGGCAGATCGCGAGTACGGCAAGAAGGACGGCAAGAATATGCCGTTCAAGAGCTGCTACTTCGAGCTGTCTTCCGAGAGCGACGAGTTCTTGATGGAGGGCGGCTACAATAAATTTCCTGCGTATGTGCCGCGCTGGGACGTTCTCAGTGGCGAGGTCTACGGCAGATCACCCGGAATGGACAACCTCGGGGATATTAAACAATTACAGCATCAGCAGAAGCGTAAGGCTCAGGCTATCGACAAGATGGTCAACCCGCCGATGGTCGCACCGACAAGTTTGAAGGGTAAGCCTTCGACAGTACTGCCGGGGCAGACGACATACGTTGATCCTCTGCAGGGAGCGCAGGGCTTTGCCCCGGCGTATCAGGTGCAGCCTCGCATCAATGAGTTGATGATCGACATTCAGGAAGTGCAGAACCGTGTGCAGCGTGGTTTCTATGCCGACTTGTTTGCCATGATGATTAACTCAGACCGCAGACAGATGACCGCTACGGAAGTAGTGGAACGACACGAAGAGAAACTAGTGCTGCTCGGGCCTGTGCTACAACGGATCAATGTAGAACTGTTGGACCCACTGTTGGACGACGTCTTCGAGTATGCTCTCGAGGGTGGTCTCCTCCCCCCGATACCGGAAGCACTCGAAGGTGAAGACTTGGAGGTAGAGTATGTTTCTCTACTTGCACAGGCCCAGCAGGCTGTTGCCGCCTCCAGCCTTGAGCGCGTCCTTGGTTTCGCCGGTAATATGGTCGCGGTGTTCCCCGACATCGTAGACGGCATAGACGCCGATGAAGCCTTACGTCAATACTCAGACATCCTCGGCACCAGCCCGGACGTCATCATTTCCAGCGAGGATCTCGCATCTAAGCGGCAAGCTAGAGCCGAAGAGCAGCAGGCCATGCAAGCGATGGAGATGGGCGGACAAGCTGCACAAAGCGCCAAAGTATTGAGCGAGGCGGACACTCAAAATCCTAACGCCTTGACTGAGCTAATCAGCGGCCTCGGCGGCGGTACACCTGAGACTGCCGTATGACCTACGACGCCTCCGACCCTGAACAAGTAGCTAAGGCTCAGCGGGAAGAAGATGACCTGCAGAAGGACATCGACTTCATTGTGTCTGAGCCTCGGGGCAGGCGGTGGCTGTACAATTTGATGTTTGCTCATAGCCACATTAACTCACCGAGCTTTGTGCCGGATAGCCCCAACGCCACGGCGTTTAACGAAGGCGCACGATCTGTAGGTACGACGCTTCACGAACATCTTCGCGGCCACAATTCTGTGGCGTATATGAAGATGCTTGAAGAGAACCATTTTGATGAATAGCCAATGGAGGAGAACATGGCAGACGAAGAAGTAGTTGAGGAAGCAGTAGCGGAAGAAGCCCCTGTAACCGAAGAGATATCCGCCGAGCAGACTGAGGAAGTCGCTGGCGAAGAAGAATCCAAGACCCTGCTGTCGGGTGACGAGGGAGAAGGAGAAGGCGACAACGTAGTACCTGAAAAGTACGAGTTCGAGCCACCAGAAGGTGTTGAAGTTGATCCGAGTAAAATCGAAGTCTTTGGCGAGACCGCCAAAGAACTAGGTCTTAATCAGAAACAGTTCCAACAACTTGTGGAGTACGACATCCAACGCAGTGCGGCAGCACTGGAAGAGATGTCTACACAGTTTAGTGAACGTATTAATCACTGGGCTGAAGACACTAAGGCTGACAAGGAGCTTGGCGGGGAGAACCTCGACGAGAACCTTGGGCTGGCAAAGCGGGCCATCGACACGTTTGGTAGTCCGCAACTGGCTAAGCTGATTGACGCCCCCTCTGCTGATAACCCTGACGGGCTCGGCTTGGGGAACCATCCAGAGGTAATTCGCCTCTTTTATCGTGTTGGGCGCGCCATCTCTGAAAGCGATCTCGTCACCGGAGACAATAAAATCGAAGGCCGAGATAGTTTGGAGAAGATGTATCCAACGATGTTCGCAGCCAACTAAGGAGAAAACTTTATGGCTACTCTTAGCGTAACTAACCCGACGCTCGCTGACCTTGCAAAGGTCACCGATCCCGACGGGTCTATTGCTGACGTTGTAGAAATTCTCAACGCCACCAATGAAATTCTCATGGACATGACATTCCTTGAGGGCAACTTAACCACAGGCCACCGGACTTCGATCCGTTCTGGTCTGCCTACACCGACTTGGCGTAAACTCTACGGCGGCGTACAGCCGACGAAGAGTCGCGCAGTACAGGTCACGGACAATACGGGAATGATGGAGGATTACTCCGAAGTCGATAAAGCCCTTGTTGAGATGGCGGGTAACCCTGCTGCATTCCGTCTTCAGGAAGATCGTCCGCACATCGAAGGCATGAACCAAGAGTTCGCGTCTACGTTGTTCTATGGCGATGAAAGCACTGCACCTGAAGAGTTCACTGGCTTGTCAGCTCGGTACAACTCTCTCTCCGCTGAAAATGGTGACAACATCATTGCAGGCGGTGGATCGGGTTCGGACAATGCGTCTATCTGGCTGATCTGCTGGGGACCAAATACCTGCCACGGTATTATTCCCAAAGGCTCAAAGGCTGGTGTTCAGCAGCGCGATCTGGGTGAAGTTACCCTCGAGAACGCTGACGGAGCCAACGGTCGTATGCAGGCATTCCGCACGCATTACCGTTGGGATGTTGGTCTGTCTGTTCGTGACTGGCGCTACGCAGTTCGTATCGCCAACATTGATCGTTCAGCCCTTTTG